TCTGTCTTGCCATATAGCATCATATCCATGATTTTGCCATTATCAGAATCGGCAAGATGGGTTTCGCCCTGATTCGATGCATAGAACTTTGTAATTTTGTTGGATAAATCTTCCTTTAGACTACTGATATCCTCTTTGTTGGTTGTAATCTGCTCCCGATCGGCTGTGAACTCTTCTGACACTGCCTGCATCTTATCCAGTTGTTCACTTCCGGCTGTCTGAATATCCTGTACAGCCTTTTCTCCGGAAACTGTAAGGTCTGTCTTGAGCTGTGTCCCGGTTTCAATCTTCTCGCCAAGAGAAGTGTCTAGAGTACCCGCTTGCTTCACAGTCGCACTCAGAGTCTCCTGCATTTCACCGGCAGTCCTCACGGATCCGTCCAAAGCTGTCTTGGCTTCACCAGCTTTCTGTGTGGACGTATCTAACTCTGTCTTTGCAGTTCCCGCCAGCTCCACCGACTTGTCCAGTGCTGTCTTA